GGCGGGTAAAAGAGGCTCTTCAAAGACAGAAGCAGTACTACAAGGAGATCTTTGGTGGCGATCCGGTCTATGCTGCCCGCGCTAAGGATTTCGCGGGCGATACTCCCTATACAATGGGCAATGTTTACGGAGATACCAACCCTGCTACCAAAGACCTTCCAATCGTTTTCTTTAGAACGGACCAAAACTTCTGGCACGCTGGTCTAACTGGGCAGAAGTCTAACTTCCTTTCTCAGTTTGTAAATGCTAGAGAGATGGGGGCGCACGCAGCCCCGGACTTCGTGCAAGCTGACGCTTTCTTGCCGGGAGATAGCCGCGTCGATCAGATTGAGTGGTACAAGAATCGAGTAAAAGAGTACGAGGAGGGACTGAAGAGAGCGAAACAGACTATGCTCACGTACTTTAAGGATGGTGGGATAACTGTTCCACAAAAGACTTTAAACAAGTACTTTGACAAACTAGTGCAGCGTTTGTGGAAGAATCAGATTGCTATAGAAAGTGAAGCCAAGATCCCACTAGTAGGCAGGACGCCTACCCAGATTGCTGATGATCTTGTGGATATAGAGAAGAAGAACTTTCAGGCAACGTTTGGCGTTGATGAAACTATATCGCAAGCATTAGTCAACAATGTGTACGACACAGTAAGTGCGCTGGATGGGCACTTCATGTCCACTGCACAACAGGCATTTATCTTCAATGGCAAGAGGCCGCTGGTAATGCTTGATGCAACTGGGTTTGGTCCAAACATGGTAGCACAGCAGATGCGTGCTATGCCAGAGTTTGCACAGTATGATGATATGCTTATGTTTTTTGCAAACGATAAGACATTCACACGAGAGTACTGGGACCGTACCTTTAAGGGCCAGACAGAGCCAGATCCAGAAGTGTTAGCAGAGTGGCAAAAGAAGACGGAGCTTCTAAAGGCCATCATTAAGAGCGAGGGATTCGATCACATCTTGTACCCCAATAGAGTTGAGGTACCGGGTATGCCCTCGGTCATCGTACTAGATGAGTCGCAGATGAAGTTTACTTGGGCACCCCTGTTCTCCAAGCGAGATAGGAACCCGAGTCATGCTATTGTGCCGGGCTTGCCGTTCTTAGGAACTATTGGAGATGACGATGCAAATTGAAATCACAACCGCACTGGCTATGGGGAGCGGTGCACTAGGGCTTGGGGCTTGGGTTGTCGCGTGGGTAGTAGCGCAGCTAAGGAAAGACCTCGGTCGAATGACTGACGAGATGCGGGGGATTAAAGAGGCAGAGAATAGTACTGCCACTCAATTGACAGAACACATTAGGCTGACAGAGAAGCGCCTTACTATGTTGGAAGTTGAGTTTGGATACCTTAGGCGATTCATTAAGAGCACACACCCGGAGGGAATGCATGAGTCTAAGAAAGACACAGAGTGAGTTCGCTAGGTTAGTGCCGCGTCTGATTGATAAGGCATACGAGATGGGCTATGAGGTAACTATTGGGGATGTGTTCAGAGACCCAAGAGTGCACGGTCAGTTGGGAGTACGCAAGTCGTACTCGCACCCGAAGTCAGCCCACAAGGTGAAGCTGGCTATTGACTTGAATCTCTTTAGGGATGGGGAATACTTACAGTTGACAGAGGACCACCGCCCACTAGGGGAATGGTGGAAAGAACAGCACCCCCTCGCTAGGTGGGGTGGTGACTTTGATGATGGGAACCACTACAGTTTTGAATGGGGAGGCGTGAAGTGACACCAGTAATTGCAGGCTTGATTACTGCGGGGATGAGCATTATTGAGAGGATCATACCTAACCCGCAGGCTAAGGCAGATGCCCAGCTTAAGCTTATGGAGATGGCACAAAAGGGGGAGCTGGCTAACCTTGAGGCCGAACTTCAGATGGCGATGGGCCAGCTAGAGATTAATAAGGCAGAGGCGGAGAGCCCCTCTCTCTTTAAGGGTGGGTGGCGACCGGCTATTGGATGGATTGGTGCAACGGCACTAGCCTATCAGTACATAGCGCAGCCGCTACTGTCTTGGTATAGTACGTACATTAACATACCGATACCACCCGTGCTTGATCTTGGAGAGATCCTGACTATCTTGGGTGGTATGCTTGGTCTTGGTGTCTTGCGTACGCAGGAGCGTATCAAAGGTGTAATACCTAAAGGAAAGTAACCATGACTAAGGAGAAGCCAGTGGTTATAGTAGAATGGCGGGACGCTTGGGAAAGAAACGGTGAACAAGAGTTAAAGGAATTAAAGGTGAAGCCACTTACAACGTACACCGCTGGGTTCCTCATCCAAGAGGACGAGGATGGTGTGTTGCTTGCTAGTGACTGGTGGCCCGAGGATATGGGCCACGTAAGGAATGCGATGTACATACCACGCACTATGATAGTGGAGATACATCAAGTGCACTAACAGTTCTTAAGCACTAAAAGAAAGGGGGGCCGAAGCCCCCCTTTTTTATTTCCTAAAGATCTTCTCGCCTAGGTAGTAGAGTACCCATACGGCGGCAAGCCAAAGGAATATGTCAAACCACTGCAAACTAACCACTAGTCCTCCCACATCCATTGATTAAGCGCAGCGTGCTTATATAGTTCCACACTGAAAAACGCCTTGGGCATCGAACTGGAACTCGAAGCTGCGACAAATGGTTCACTTGGGTCCTTAGTCCATGCCAATATGAGTACATAATCAAGGTCTTTGCCCTTCATGTTTTCCAGAACATCATCAGGAGAGATGTCTGCTGTGGTAGAACCGGGGAACTGAATGATGTTGCTCAACGGTTAGCCGCCTTACGCGCCTCCGCCGCAGTCACCCTCTCGTTTCCACCATGAGCATACTTGTCATCAATGATAGTAGTGAACCGCTGTGCCCACGCGGGAAGCGTGAAGACTTCATAGTCATGGCCGCCATTGGTTAGACGGATAATGTTTGCACCATCGCTCTCAAAGGTGCCGCCCAGCTTCTTAGTGGAACGGAGGAACCGACAGATCGGGTCCTTAGTGCTGTTGTTAGCGTAACCAACAATGGCCTTGTCATCCTTTTCAGCAAGCCAATTGCGGAACTCTTCACGGGTCATCTTGATCTTGGTCATTCGTAGTCTCCTTAAGGTTATACACAATCAAAGTCTTCTTCTTCTTCCGAGCATAGTTGATGCCCCACTTAGTACCGGGTGAGTCACCATTCCAAATAGCCAACACTACATCAGCGTTGTCTATGATCTGTTTGTTCCGGGTGAAGTAGTGGCGAACTGAGTATCCTGCGCTTGGGTCGAGCAGGAAGTACGGTTTGAAAAGCACGAAGGTGGCCCCAATACTTCCGGCAAACTCTTCGGCAAACTGATCCACGCCTCTCGCTCCACCCGCGAGCACAACTGTATCGTTGGTGATATTCCTTTTGAGAATATCCCAAACTGTATCTCTATCAACATCGCGGCTTCCTATAATACCGAGCTTAGTCATCCAGCTTTTGTCTCCATGTCAGCAGCACTTCGTACTCAGTGCCGTTATCGTACCCCATCACAACTGTACCCTCAGACCCGACACTCTTGATAAAGTTCCTGAGAACTATCTTGAACAAGAGGTTCGTTAAGTATCCCATCTTCATGGTTTCTCTCCATATTCCAGTTCCAACAGCATCTCCAAAAAGTGGATTGCCTTGCGTACGTCCTCAGCCCCCGCCTTATCCCTATGGCGGCAGATATACTTAAGGGCACTAGCCTCAATGTAAGGGATCTCGTTCGCATGGACAAAAACAATCGGTTCAATCTTGTACTTTTTGTAGTGTGTGCCACCAATCTGTTTGTTACTTAGCTTTGTTTCCACGCTTACCTCCCATCCACACAGAGGTGGGGTTGCTGGGTATCCTCACTTCTTTCTCCGTATAGTTGAAGTGAACGTTCGCTGGCGAGCCGATAACAAATCTACCCACGCCACCGCAATGAACGCATACCACCACATCAGGTCTTTCAGCCACCGGGTAAAAGTCTTCATTGATTTCTCCGCAGTCCTCACATTCGTAACAATAGAATGGCATTACCGTGTCCTCCGTCCTGAATCCCAAGGCGAGAAGTTAAGTTTGGTGAACCCTGTCGCCTTGTTGTTCAAGTAGTACTGTCTCTTGAAACCGTGCTGAATGTCAATGACACGATAGTCATCGCCGTTGCCGATGTACTTAGAGCCCCAGATACCAACACGCCAACCACTCTGTATCATACGCCACATCCACTTGCGCTTACCAGTCTTCTTGAAGTAATCCCAAGAGTCCTTGCTCGGCCAGTCGCTGCCCCATACACGAACCCTCTCATTAGGCACGAGCTTAGAGTGCATAGGGTTGCCACCTACTGCGTTGCGGAAAGCAGACCACACAAACATATTGGTAGCTAGGGATCTATTAGAACCATAGCCGTTGACGTACCACAGTGGAGCACACCCATTATCTGATGTCTGCCACATATTCATGTACTTGTCTTTCCACCACCACGCTGGACCCTGCCACCCTCTGTCCCCGGAGTGTACCCATCGCTTAAGTACATAGGCATTGAGAGCGACCAGCGGAACCCCGATAAGAAACAGGGGTAGCCACACAAAGAACGTACCTATAAGGTAGGTCACCAACCATAGCGGAAGTAACGCTATTACTTTATAGTTCACATGCACCTCCATGACAGGCTAGTTCCTGAGAACTAACCGTGGTATCTTCAACTTCCTCAACTTCGAGGTCAAGCCCCTTAGGAAATACCGCGAGAAGCTCTTCATACTTCTCCTTGGATATTGGTTCATAAGGTGCTTGACGATACGAGTGGTCATCATAGGGAAAGAAACTAACTCCTGTCATTCTGTCAAAATGGCGGTATACCCATGCCCCAACGTCGAGCCATTCGTGCTCTCGGACATAGATAGATACACTCGGCTTGTGCTCACACCAATGCTCGGCATAGAGGAGCCAATGTTCCAATTGCCGAATGGCATCAACATCTGCAACAAACGTTGATTTCTCAGGGGAAGCGATAGGGAAGCTGAATACATACTCTCCCTTGTTGGTGTATCCTTCTTCATAAGGAACTCCTTGTTTGATTAGGGCTTCTGAGAGGGGGTCTTTCTTGTCAGCTTTGACCCGGCGAATATAGTACGGCGCATACCTTGGGTGAATGCCTGAGGCAGAGTCCACCAACTGAGATACCGTACCCGAGGGCTTAACGCAAGTGATAGCCGCAGATGGGTTAATCCCAAGTTTGTTTGCGTAGAACTTGTTGCGTTCGACGCAGTAGTCTCTGGTGGACTGGAGGTATGCAGCTTGCACTGGCCCTGCACCCAATCCAAAATCGGGATGATCCATGATGCCGGTAAGAGACACTCCGAGGAGAGCCTCTTCCTCCGTATTACGTCGCCAGTCCTTACTGAGGTAGCGGAAGTCCGTGAGCGTAGCTTGGAGAGTTCCCGCAAAGACAGCAAGATCTGATTTCTTCCTGAGAGATTCTTGTGTATCATCTGGTCTAATCACTACTTCGCTGAGGTTACAGAACTGACGCGGGCGTAGTACAATCTCTGAGCAGGGGTTTGTGCCCCAAGCATGGCCGGGCTCCCGTCTGGAAGGAAGCGCAGCGTCCACCGCATACCTACTGAAAAGACCACGCTCACCAGACTTGGATGAATAGAGAGATTCCCATTCTCGCATGAACACACCAATGTCGGGTTTCTCTGTATAGCAGACTGAGTTGTTAGCAAGTCCACGCTGGGGATTGGCTTCCCACCATTGTCCAGACTTTGCATGTCGCATCCTCTCATCGGTTAGGTTACTAAGAGACAGCAGGGCGCTCCGCCTAACACCACCACACACAACAATCTCTGCGATCTTGCACATGATGTCGTGGCACTCGATACTGTTCAGCTTTCTTCCGGCTGCCGAGCGGAACGTAGCGACGAGGAACTTAAAGAGATCATCCAACGGTGATGGCCCGGAAGCCCGTCCACCAAACGTCTTAAGAGGGGAGCCCGCAGGCCGTATCCCCGATAGATCCCAACTTGGGACTTGGCCTGCATAGAGTAGGCCCACCAGTTGTCGTGTAGCGGACGCCCAACCGATGCGGCTATCCCGTACTCTAATGACGGTCTCAACATCATAGAACTCCTCTGCCACTTCGGGTAGCTTGCTGATGTGTTGCCTTTCGACAGAGAACCCAACGCCGGTACCGCACATCAGGATGTACATAGTCTCATCGAACACACGAGGGTGATCGACAGCTACGTAGCTACAGTTGTAGCCAGCCACGTTGTCCCTGTCCAGCGCCTTTCCTGCTGTCATCATACAACGCATGGAAGGCATGACATCTAGGTTCTTGATGGCTGCCCGCAGCTCCTCGAAGGGAAGGTCCTTAGTTCTTGGGAACTTCTCTTTGAAGTAATCCACGTACCTATCGACAGTCTCATCCCAAGTCTCACGCCTATTCTCTTCTGGTACGTACCGAGCGTACCTAGACTTGTGGATATACTGTTGATAAGGAGTGAGTTTAGACATTCGTCATCTCCTCCATGTCGTGGTCGGGTTCCTCCACGATGTAAGAAGAAGCATTCTTGATGTCGTTAGCAAACATCTCAATCATGTGAGCCAACTGCCGCAGATATTCTACCCTCTCTGTCACGGCCCTGTGATTTTCCATGCTAAGATACAAACAAACAGTTGGTTCGCTAGCGTCTAGTTCACGCAAAACAAAAGTGGCAGAAAGGTCAGTCGTATCACCGTAGGTATGCGCCACGATGTCCTGCTTTAGAGCGCAGTTTTCCCACCACGAACGAACAAGACTGACTTCGGTCTCTTTGTATCTACTCATAGGTATACTCCTCTCCGGTAAAATCGCAGTAAGCGCAGCCTTCTCCTCGACAGGAGTGGCACACATCAGTAGTCATCCTCTTCGTCTTCATCGCACCAGCCTTCCTCTTCATCATCTCCGTATCCAGCATCTTCTTCATCGCTCGATAGGATTCCCTTGTCTTCTGGTCCGACACCGTATTCCTCCTCAATGAATTGACGCACCTTACTCGGGAAGTGGTGAACTAGTTCCCAAGCACTAATGTCGAGTACGTCCACTACATAGTCTGGGTCCGAGTTCACCAGATCAACTAGGTACTTCTGGTATGAACTCACTTGATCCTCCTTTGTTTTCCTTTGCTCCAGCCACCGCATCTATTGCACTTCATTCTCTCCGTCACCGTGGTAGCGGTGCGACGGTAACCTCGGTGTTGTCCTTTGTTGTGTCCACACTTTGGACACTCCCAATCCTGATTAGTTCCCGGCTCTCCCAAGTACGGGTGGTTCTTTATCCAAGGACGAATGTCAAGGTACAACTTCTCAGTTACCTTAACATCCTTGGCATTGTACTTACGCATCGTAGCCCATGCTTTCTCGTCTCCATCAAGGACCTTCTTCCACAACTCGAACCCCTCGTGCTTTACTTTGTAGGTGTTCGAGATCAGAGGACCGACGTAGGCAAGCTTGTTCGACGCGAGCTTGAGTTTCCGTATAGTTTTGATAAGGTCGATGCTATTGACTGGGGGTGGAGGATCGAACCCGTGTTGAAGCCACTGGCCGTTAAGCCACGGGATGTCAAACGCATCGCCGTTATATGTGACCACAGCCTCAGCTTGTGTGAAGTTCTCATACACCGCCTGAAGCATGGCGTTGTGTGAGTAGACACCCCTATCATATACGAATACCTCTTTGTCTCCTACCCACTTGAAGCCTACGGATATCACAGCACCGGGCTCCACAATCTGAGATGTGTGGATGTACTGCTTGTGTAGACCCCAAGCATAACACAAGTGGGGACTAGTCTCTATATCCAAGACTAGTATCTTACGCTTTTCTTTTGGCACGTTTCCTCCTTTGCTTGCCACCGAACTCTTTGATCCACTCGTTTGGAATCTCATGTCCGATGCAGTACGGAATCTTGTTATCTTCTGCCCATGTGGAGTAGCGTGACTTAGACCGTGGATACAACGGATTGTTCCGCATGAACACCAACCTAAAGTCTATCGTCGGATGAGACGATAGAAGGCCGAGTATTCTGCGGCGTTCCTTCGCGGTAAGACGCCCTTTGCACTCAAGGTAGCTGCCATGCGTTTTGAAATCAGGCGTGTATACCGTGTCCTGTTTAATCCCATTAGACCCGCAAGCGCCGCAATATACCTTCGGCACTTCAACGGAAATCTTAAAGGTGTCAACCTCGTACTCATACTTCACATTCCTAGTGTCTAAGAACTCAGCGAACCGCTTCTCGAACCCACTACGGTACGGCCAGTTCTTTCCTTTCTTGACTGGCTTAGGCATCGAGAATCTCTGGTACGTTGGGCACCTTCTTAATTTCTGTAAGGTACACTGGTCCCCTAGAATAGATGAAGGTACGAACTCCGGGCCAACATTCCTTCTTGAATGGGCAGTACGAGCAGGCAACACCCAGCTTCATGTTACCCGACTTCCCCTCCGGTTCAGCTTTATAGGCCCGGTCAGGTGTGCTGCGCTCAATGGCATCAATATGTACCTTGATCTTAGCCCTCTGCTGATCTGCATGTTTCCCGGTCCCGAGAGAAAGCTTGATGTGCCCAAGGGTTTTGTCAACTGCCAGTATCCCGACCTGCTCACTGGATCTACCCCAGTTGCGGTAGAAAGAAACCTGATCGACATATCCAAACTTATCATCATAGTCATCCAAGTTAGATGGAAGAGCTGCGAATCCAGCGGGAGTCATTGACTTGACATCAATGGGTACCCCGTCAATCACAGCGTCCATTCGCCCTCGTACTTCCCACCCATTGTCGAATACTGCAACCACCTTCTCTTGGCATCCAGATACGCTATGACCAGCCGCCTCTGCCAGAAGCAACGTGGTTTCCTCCACAACATCCCCGTAGAGGAACTTGTAGTAAGTGTGAGGCGGGATAGGTTCTTCTTGGTAATTATTGATGCGGTAATACAACTTCCTTGAGCACCGCTCACCCGCTTCGGAAGCGTACAGAACATTTGACTCCCTAGTCCTGTTCTCCCTTGACTCGAAGCTATCCTTGACATGGTGGGCAGCCCTCTCGCCAAAGTTCTTAAGCACTTCGTCACTCAACCCGGCATGGGTAGCCGGGTTAAGGACGTTGTACATATCTTCTACTAGCGTAGTGATGTCACTCATCGTCAGTCTCATCTTCATCCTTGATAACGCGGCGAGCCTGCTTGCTGGCACGCTCCGCCAAGTTGGAAGCAAGCGCAACCTCACGCTGACCGGAGCTGAACTCAGCAAACTTGTATGCCATCTTCAACACTTCTTCGATCAACTCATCGGTGCTCTTCATCTCATCCTTGCCGGGAACAAACTCAAGTGCACCGTTACAGAACATGGTGACCGCATTGGTCAGTGCGTTCTGACGGATGATTGCCATCTCGCCACTCGTCTTAGGAACGGGGAAAGGGCGAGAGCTAGCGGAGGGGCGAGGAGCTGACCCCGAGGCTGGGGCTGACTTGGAAACCGCCTGTGCATTACCGTTCGAGGAACTAAGCATCTTAAGTTCTCCAAATTTCTGCTCGACATCGAGCGTGACATACTGGCCGACTGCGAATGGCTGCTTGAATCCAACGTTTACCTCCTGACCATCATCCATCACAACATAGTGGACCTTGAAACGCTTGCCCGCCTTGCTAGTGATGACCTTATCGGTGACGCTATCAACTGTACCCTTGATCTGCATTATATCCTCCTTACCAATGGTCTTTTATCTCGTGTTCAATAACAAATGGAACGGGAACCTCGATCTTCCAAAGCTCCCAGAGTAATTCAGGTAGGTGGTTAGACACCACATCTTGAATAAAGTTCACTAAAGTATCGGTGTGACCGTCCGGTGTAGCATACAAAACAGAGTCGTGGACTGCTGCTAGTATAGCAGTCTTCCACCACACTGAAGCCGGGCCGTTATAGTGCATCATTATGTAGTGGGCGTACCCCAAGAACAGTGGGAAGATGTCGCCAGTTGCGAAGCCCTGTACTGGGTAGTTCTTCGGTTCGGTTGGCTTAAAGTTTAGGGCAGCCTGCCCCCTTTTCCTAAAGTTCTTAGGCACTTCACTCTCTGTGAAAGTGAAGATCCTACCTGTCTCGGTGTGATACTTAGACACTCGTGCGTGCTGACCGGCTACGACTGGGGACTCTGGTGTGACAAGGGCGACAGCTTCAACAGCATCGAGGACCTCCCTCTGCCACTCCTTTACACGGGGGTACCGCTTATAGAAAGCAGCTATCAACTTCTTCACTAGCTCAGGATCGGTGCCAGTCTGGTTGCTTATTGTAACAGGGCCGCCACCATAGATCAACCCAAAGTTCACACCCTTAACGATCCGGCGCTCTCGTTTGTCTACGGTGGTGGGGTCTTTCCACTTGTAGACTTCTTTCCCTGTTTCGTAGTGGACATCCGCCCCTGATTTGAGGTCTTGAATAAGTCTCTTATCCATAGACAGGATAGCCAGTCCGACGACTTCGAGTTGTTTGAAGTCGAACTCCACCAGTTTGCTAAAATTGACGGCCTGTACAAACCGCTTCGCAAACGGTGGTATGTTCTGCATGTTGGGGTTCGAGCTTGACGTACGGCCTGTATTTGTAACCGCGCAGTTGATGGACGGATGTACCCTGCCATCATAGGACGTACTGGCAGCTTCAAGTAAGGGCACGAAATAAGTAGAATCCGCCTTCTGAATTTTTCTCGTATCACGTACCACCTCTATGTACTCAAGAATCCTAGACTCGTAAGAAGTTGATGCATCCCCTATCGCTTTACAAACCTTGTCTAGCATGGAGTCACTAACGTCATAGCAACCAGTTTTCATCTTGGTTGCATCAAAGAACGTTGGACTCAGGTACCCCGCCGGAGTCCATCTCTTCTCAATGTTCTTAAACTTTTCTTTTCCATTCTTGTATACACCCACCTTCTCACGCTCCGTGTACTTAATGCCCGGAGCACCGAACACGACAGTAGAAATGGTGTGATTAGACAGCGGATTGGCATCGCACGAGATCCCCATCTCTTTAAGCAATTCGTGTAGTCTTGCGTGGTTTTTGTTGAGCTGCTGCTCACAGGTGAAGTGGGCAGTCTTGAGTCCGTTGATGTCTACCTTGAGCCCATTGATCTCTAGCTCAATGTAAGCTTCGAGAGCTGACATCTGCACACCGAACAGGGTAAGCAAGTTCTTAGACACTAACAAAGGGAGCTGCTCTTCCCATACATTGAATGTGATATCAAGGTCTTGAAGAAGGTAGTCATGCAAGACATCCTTATCTATCTCACTTGCTTTGATACCCTGCTTAAACATCTCCTTTACAATATCATTCTTACCTTTCAAAGAATAGATAGAAGCAAGTCTATCAAGACTTGCCATCTTTTCTGTCTGTCCTGATAGGAGATACTCAGCTACCATTGTATCAAACAACGGAGCATAGTCTCTGATATCAACATCCAGCTTGTTGAAAATGAACTGGGTGTCAAAAGAAATGTTGTGGCCTACCCAATACCAGTCTCCCCTAGCATAGGGAAAGCAGTCTAGGAAACCTACGAACTCCTCAAGAGTCTCACCCTCAAACACTTCATGTGCTAGGGTACCATCATCATCAGTCCACTTTACCCCTATCATCACGATACTACAACTGCCGCTGTGAGGATCGGTACCATCTGTCTCAATGTCAAGGACAACAGGCTGCTTATCCTGATACGATAGGTACCTATTCATGTACCCTTTAAGTTCAGTTTTCACGACGCCGCTCCTTTGGGGTAGGCAATAGAGTAGAACCTACCCACATCACCATCGAAACCAACTGTTAACCTACCGTGCCTCAGCCCCTTGATACAACGAGGACCACCGGGTGTCTTGTTCTTAGCGATAGAAATGTACCGCTCGTCATCTACTGTATGATCCTTGCCTATCATAAGGAGTACATCAGCCTCGCCTTGCATACCAGTCTTGCTACCATAGAGCTGGCTCTGGTCTAGCCACATCTGTCCCTCCGCCGAAGCGTCAGCCTGAGCGACAGCCATGACCACGCCATGCTTGTCGGCGGTTCCTCTCGCCCATTGTGACAGAGCCCGTAACCGCTCGACACCTTCGAGTTTGTTGAAGCCCCGTATCTTATCCAAGACGTTGAACGCAATGAGCCCATAGTCACCGGATCTGAGAACCCGTTCCACATCCTTCGTGGATAGACCCGTGTCATGGTACACTTCGATGTCGTGAGTTCCTAAGAACTCTTTGTACTCTTTCTCGAACTTGGCTGGGTCACTTGCGAGATCCCAGACTGTAACTCCGAGAGCGGACTGTATAAGTCGGACGGCAACTCTATCTCCTCCCTCCTCGTTGTTGAATATGATAGCCCTCTTCCCATCCGGTAACTGTCCAACCATATGTGTGAACTCTGACGTAACAAAGGTAGTACCTCCTACTTCTGGTCGTTTACCCACGATGATGAGATCACCTTTCCGAACCGGGCCGACACTACGGTTGAGGTCTTCCAGCCTCCACTCGTATCCCCCCGAGGTAACGACGCTGGTAATGAGATCGGTGAGAGATCTACGAACGAAAGCACTACTGGCACCCAGCCTAGACTGCGTGACAGTACCGGCCTCAACTGCTGCTTCAAGCGCATCCCAGTCAGCCTTTCCATCCTTAACTTCTTGTGCTTTACTGATAACTTCATCGGCAAACCTCAGCGCAAGAAAGCGCGTGGCAATCGACTCATCTTTCTCCATACTCTCTGCCTGAGAGCAGATCCTTTCAAACACCTCAACTTGCTCAGTTTTCCAAGTAGGGTGGAGAGAGATCCTTGACCACACGATGAAGGGCTGCCACCTAATCGCATCTTCTTCCGGGTGAGCATCGAACCACTCTCCCATATCCTTAATGATCTGCCTTGTCTCGGCCAGCACAGACTGGCCCTTGACATAGGGTGCGTACTTGTTGTACTGATCCCTATCTTCAAGTACCTTAAGTAGCTGGCTGTCAATCACGATTGCTTTTCCTTCTTGTGACAGGTGTCATGTACTACCTTTGGGACAGTTACTGCAAGGGGAAGTTCCCTAAGATCTTTCTTAGCTGCGATCCACATGGTCACATCAAAGGGAGTAGCACTACCGGGACACGATGCAAGAAACATCCTGCGCCCATTGTCCACACCGTGTGCTAGTGTATACAGGTACAACTGTGTACCTAGTGCACCATGCAACATGCCATTGACATGCAACTCATAGTGCAGCTTGTCAGTATCGTTACCTTCACGATACATCTTGATACCGTCTGCTGCTGTGAACAACTCGGCATCTGCGCCGTGCGCGTTGGTTGTTGCGCCAAGCGCAAGCAACAAAGTTCCTAGGAACTTGTACATTTAGTGTGCCCTCCTGCTTGCTTTAGTCACTTCATCATACAGATCCGACTGTCTTAAACACTTCGGATCTTTGTGGTTCTCAACCCGTGCAACCTTAGATCCAAACGCACGAGCAAGTGATACGATTCTCTTAGCATGTGAATGTACCACTTCATTGTCGTTATCTAACCACACCACTACTGGACCGAGCTTAGTATAATCAAGTACTAGCTCACTCCTAATGTGGGTACCGTACAAAGGAACAGTATACTTACTGACCCTCGATACTTTTATAGCGGACAACAAATCTTCCACTATAACTATGCAGTTAGCAACGCCGGGAGCGTAGCTAAGTATCAATGTCTCAAGATTGTAGTGCTCTTTCTCTTTGACAGTAAGATACTTAGGCCCACTCAACGCACCAGCTACTGCTCTCGACTGGTATCCGTGCAGTACACCAGTCTGAAATCTACCAGTCGCATTGCGAATGACTGTGCTCCATATTGGTAGCACCAGTCTGCCACTATCCAAGTCACACCTGAACCCATAGCTCTCCATCTCATCAAAGGTTATGCCATAACTAGTGGGCCATGCCATGTATCTTGGGTGCTCACTTGAGATTGGCTCTAAGTCATTGTAATTGGCCCACGTTGTTGCCGTTGGCATCGGACGCTTGCTACCAAAAGCTAAGCGGAGTTCATCTTTGTCAGTAGCATACCCCGCTTCGCCACAGTTGTGGCAGTACGCAACTAACCTATCAGGGTGGTCAGCTTTGCGTGTGATGTACAGCCTGCGGCGAGTGTCAGTCCCCGCCGAACAGTCTGTATGATTGACACGCACCGTGCCGGTAACGCTCGGCGCGTTCTCAAGTATCAAGTCCTTGTCAATCATTTGGATTCTCTTTTAGTCTAACTACATATCTTATATATATATTCTACCCTCGTGTCCTGCTCCACCGGGAAGCCCCCGGCTTTCTGGTATTTGTATCCTTTGATACAGCACATGGCAGTCCACTTGAGGGCTGGCTTATGTACGGTAGCCACACCCTCCGCTTACTTATAACACAGCGTTAGTTCCTTTTTCAATTGAGTGCAAGGCACGGCCAACTGCAATGGCCCACCCTAGCTTGCGACTCGGGGTATCTTTGGGTGAACACATGGACTCACCGAACCACATGGTCTTGTCATCATAGATGGCACAGACTGTAAGATACTTGGGTGTGTGGCCCTTTGTCTTAGGTGGACGGTGGTCATGGTATACTCTGACTGTGTATCCTAACTCCTTGAGATGCTTGATCTTTCTGATGTACTCGTCGTGCTGGTGAGTGAGACTCATTAGTGTACACTCCTCTGCTCTGCTTCGGTTGGGTCATCGACAATCTCCACGTTGTCCAACAACTGGAGAAGTAGCGTGGCTTGGATGCAGCGAACTCGATGCAGCTTGGTGAGTATACCAATAAGCACCCAGAGCACAAGACTGTAGGCCCACCCAAGCATGGCGGGCCATTGGCCCTCGACTCCAAACCAGATGGTGAGCGCAAGCAGAGCAGCACCCATAGCGTGAAACGCAACGCCGAACTTGGTTCCTTTCATTAGCTCGTTCATGTCCAAGCTAGCCTTCAAGTCGGTCTTTATCTTGTTCATGTCATTCATCTTTCTTGTCCTCTTTAAGTGCGTTGAGAAACAGTTGCTTGTCGAACCGAACGTTGTCATCCTTGAACTGTTGCATGAGCGCAGAGGTCACAGCAGATACACCGAACAGTACCATCTGCTTCTCGCTCTCATTGAATGTCTCTGACTTAGAGACGGTGGCGATTGAGTTCCTAAGAACTTCTGCTACTGAATCGTAATGCTTCTTTGTGAACTTCGGGCTCATGTCTTGGTCCTCAGTTTCCCACTCAAAAGGATTGATACCTATCCTCATCATCCCTGACTGTGCCGGGATGTTGATGTGGCAAGTATCACCGTGGTTCATAGCGATACCATTGAGATGCTCTCTCAATGATTCCATACCTACCCTGTCCAGTGATATCACATATGTGCCACTAGGTATGTCACGGTCTATCGAAACGGACCGCCCTCTCAAGGGTGGAGAGCAAGGCTGCGTTGAGTTGGTCTGTGTCGTGGATAACTTTGGTGTGATCCCCGTAGAATGTGCAGACTGAATTCGATTGGATACCGATGCCATAGGTCTCGATCCTCATGCGGTTAACTTCCTTGATGATGTAGTGGAGGTTGTCAGCAGGGTCGCTGCAATCGTAGCCGACGCTGGGTGACCCGTCACTTAACACGATGAGGATCTTGCGTGCTTCCCTCCTGTTCACCATGCGTTGTGCTGCAAACAACAGGGCGTCAGCGTCAGCGTTGCCGTTGCTGTGCTCCACAAAGGAAGTGAAGCGAGCACCGATAGCATCGGCTGACACACCACGCTCATCGTATGGCTTGATGATACCGACATCATGCCACGACCAGCCAGCACTAAAGCCAATCACTTCGGTCGGCACACGCAAGCACCGCTCGAATACATCGACCAGCCTCTGTGTTGCACGGCAAGCGACCCTCATCTTGTCGCCAGTCATGGACCCAGAGTAATCAACGAGTAGCGTAATGCAAGTGTTCAACGAAGTGTGCTCCTCCATCTGGTAGAACACACGACGATTCCACTCACCACCATCACGCTGTGGCATGAGGACACGGATCATGTTGCGATGGTCCAGCTTGCCAGACTTAAGTTCATCTACCTTGTGAGTACGCTGCCACGACTGGATCATTCGACGTACCGTGTTGGCAAATGCCCTGTCCTCAAGGCTAGAGGTACCGAACATATTGTGCCCGCTGAACCCACGATAGTCATGGGTTTGGATACAATCATCAGGGAAAAACGCAGTCTTGTTCTGGTACTGGTGACCAGTCCAGTCTATCCTCATCGGTGAGCCGTCACCCTTCTGGTTGTGCTCGGACTTGATGACATCCTTCCAGCCGACAGTCATCTGCTCCTTGCCGGTAGCCTCGTCCTTCGCCTCGTCCTCGAAGCGGTCCACTCCCTCGCCTTCTCCCTCTCCATCTTCCTCGCTGTCACCCTCTCCGTTCTCACCCTTCTCCTTGCTACGCTGCGCCTGCTGCTTGTACTTTTGCTCCTCTTCATCCGCATCCTCGTTAGGATACAGCCTGTTGAACAGGTCCTTTGCCAACTGGTGCGAGGCATCTTCGTCACCACCCTTGCGGATGCGATCAGCCCAGCCCTCAGCTATTAGCTCATCGGTCAGGTCCGTCACCTCTTTGGGCATAGCCCTGCGAATCATGTCATCGTTGGCTTCAGCCAACCAGTCCCAGTCCTTGCGTGATTCGATAGCCACAAGGTAGGAAGCGATAGCCTTGACTGCATGTTCACCCGCAGTCTTGCCACCTTCCAGTCCCTTTCGCCACGACTCAGCAGTCTCTCGTGCGATGACGTTGTGACCCTCGACCAGATCCACCCTGTCACCACGCCACTTCTGTTGTACCTCCCGCTCCATGATCTCATCTTCCACGATGTTCCAGAGTGCACCGAGAGGGTGGCCCTTCGGAAGGTACGCTTGTTCGAGTAGCTCGATGCTCTTGAACCGCAGCCTGTGGCCCGGCTCATGTGCCTTAGCACACCGCAGCTTCTTGAGATCATCCATTGTGATGGGAGGCTGAAGCTCGGGGAACACCACCTCACCACGGTTAGTGTACGCTGTCGGTGCTCCGTCCTCGAAGCGAACCGTCAGCCCGTGCTCGGCACACCGACGCACCACATCATTACGAAGGTGCCTGATGTCCAAGATGTGAGCGAACAACTGCATGTCTATCTCCCGTAGTTCCTAGGAACTAGACCTTCAAGTCCTGAGCGAACACCTGACTGAAGATGTTGCACGCCAGTGCCTTGTCATCTGGTCCCAACTTGTCAGCCCATGCCACCACCAACGAGTCGTTGATGTTGCCGAACAACTCTGCCTTCTCAGCCCACGACATAAGAGCACGGACACTGAACGTCTGCATCATGGTGCCCTGCTTGAACGCAGCCCTCACCTGATTGGCGAACGCCACCATGTCGATGATGGTTGCCTTAGTGAGCAGAGGGTAGCGGCCCTCGATCATCGGGATCTCCGTGTCCTTTTCGAGATAGTCCACGAAGATGGTGGATGTGATGCGGTCCAGAGTGGACAGGTCCTGCACCTCAGAGATGTAAGCACCACTCGTGTCACCTGTACCATTGGTGTTGTCCGTCAGCCACAGCCAGCCCTTGCCCTCAGGCTGAGTTATCCGCCTCTCGTCGGGGTCCAGCCCCGCTGCATCAGGAAGGATCAGCTCACCCCGCTTCTCGAAGCAGGACTGGATGCTCATCAGTACCGGAGAGCGGAACGCTTCGTCCACTAGGATGAAGCCACCATGTAGGTAGGCCAGAGCGAACAACGGCCAGTCGTACCGCACCACATTCAGGTTGGTGTCGGGGTCGATGCCGATGATGTCCTTGCCCACGAACTCGGTGCTGTCCTGCCTCCGGTGACAAGTGATCCTGATGTACGGGATGCCGAGCTTGGCACACATAGCCTTCGGTCCCTCGCTCTTGCCGGTACCAGTAGGACCATGCAGTAGCGTCCGGTCACCGAGGTACATAGCGAGTGCCATCTTCTCGGTCACCTTCTTCGGCCACTTGTAGTGGGTGAGCACCTCACTGCTTGGGATGTACGGACGGACACTCTCGTGCCAGTCCGGTGCATCGAACACAGGCAGCGGCACATCAGGGATGTATTGCGGCTCCCAGAACAGGGAGCTAAAGGGCTGCCACCCCTTAGGCGCAGCCACCGTTGGTTTAGCCGCGCTCTTTATGGCAGCCGGGGCTCCGGTGTTCGCCTCGTGGTTGGCCCGGATAGCACTCAGCACATCCGGGTCAAACGCCATCTCACTCATCTTCATTGTCGCCTCCTCAGAGAGCGGTCTTGATTGCTTCCACGCACCGCGCATAAGCGGACTCATCGTGGTCCTTGAGTTCACTCAGCCTACGACTCAGGCTATTGAACGAAGCCCACACCTTCTGCTCTGGTGTGAGCTGTGCACTACTGTACTTCTTCGCCTCCGCTTCGAGTGCCGTCTTGCCCAGCTTGCTTGCGCTGTCGCTGTCGAGATTGACACCAACAGTAAGTGCCTTCTTGATGACGGACTTTGCACTACGAGCGTAGTTGGTACGAGAGTTGCGGAGCTTCGCCTTGTCTGCCTTTACCTCCTTGCTGTCGTGGAGGTTGGGACGGCAGTCCTCCATGTCGTTGACCACGGACAACACGATGCCATACATCGTGGAGTCCACATCTTCGAGAGCCTTCAAGCCCTCGCCAAAGGCGAACTTGGGATGGGTGGTGACACGACGCAGCATCACCTTGAAGTACCCTTCGCCCAGCTTGCCGTCCACTTCACCAGCAGCCAGCTTGGTAGAGGCCAGCTCACGAACGTCATCATCGGTGACATCGTAGCCCTGCTGGATCAGCCTCTTTGTGATAGGTGCTGTCACTTCTTTGTCCTCCTCTTGGACTTTGGTTGGACAACCGAGGGTTCTATTAGTTCCCTCTCCTCAGCATAAGTTTTTGTGGAGTGTGCCCACTCCAGAGCTTCCTCCTTTGTGTTGAAAGTGGGGGCAGACCTTGTGATATCCACCCTGTTCTTAGTGATAGTGGTCCGCTCACCGTACCACACATCACCACTTTTGACAGCCCTTACGCTAGCCATCTTCTACCTCCTCTAAATAGTACGCTGAAGCTCGTTCTAACCTAGGGATACACGCGCTTGTCCTCTGATGTCACTTAATATCCTGCCCTCACTACTGTGTTCAGCCACCGGCTTCACTTAGAGGTCAGACCTCTATCCACCAGCACCTAGTATAGCTAAGAAGCTAAGGATCATACTGGAAGGCAACGATCACAAGTTGAGACTACTATCCAGCGTACTATATGGAGGAGGCGAAGCATTACGCATCGCCTCAATGTATGCCACAGTGCTTGCTATTCTTGTTCTTTGTGGTAGTACCTGAGTGTCGTTATCACACTCAAGTACCCTGACTGCCTATGTTCCCTACAGTCTCGGGTCTCGGGCTAACGCCGGGTTAAGCCGGTCAATTGTACAGCGTCCCACCAAGTTACTCGATGAGCCTGCTAGCCCTAGCCGCCACCATGTAGTGCGGCCCACGACAGACTTCGCTCTGCCCACTAGCTAGCAACCCTAGTTCCTAAGAACTAGCCCACTAGTCTAGCGCACTAGCCTCTTCCAGCTAGACGCCTCGCACTTCTAGGCAGCGAGGCAGCCCTCACACAAAGTGAACTTTGCCCACCGTTCCGGTGAGGATAGCGGCGTTTCGCCCTTTAGTCAACCCACCTTAGTGGGCTGACCAAAGGACGCTCCCCGAAGGGAGCGCCTTTGGAGCCGAAGGCTACGAGACCTTTACGGTCTCGTAGGTGGACCACACCACCTTGCCCAACACGATGTCGGGATTCTGACCACGCCGCTTTGCGGCGTCCCGAGTCAGCTCGCTCCACACCATGAGCTTGCGGGAGTGGGGCTTCCGACACACCATGTAGTGGTGGCCCTTCTCCTTGAGAAGGCGGCTGGCGACCTCCTTCTTGCCCTCGAAGTACCGGAGGTACTTCGGATCAGCCTCCACCTTCGGTGGCAGGGTGGCCGACTGGCTGGCCCGGCTCGGCTCCGCCGAGGACTGGCGGTTCGCCACGAGTGCCGCAGCGATAGCGGAAGTGACCAGCTCGGAGAGCTGGTCGGGGGTCAGCGTCACGAAGGCAGCCTTCGGCTGATCGGCGGTCGTGGAATTTTTGCGGGGCATTGCGCTCTCCTTTCCGAATTGGGTTTTAGGGAGGGAGACCTTCTCCCTCCTCGCTTCGCTACGGAGGGAGAAGTCTCCCGACCCAATTCGGAAAGGAGGGCAAGTACCCCTTTGGGGTACTTGGGGCCAACTCGCCTCACGCAAACCACGCGATCACGCGGCTGGCGGATGCGTTAATCTTGACCAGCTTCGCTGGTTCAAGATTCGTACCAACGCTATGTCAAATCAGGGTCGATATCAGTCCCCTTACAGGGGACGATATCGGGGCCGCTACTCGTACACACACGGCTCGCACCCGAGGCCGATTCACGAATTCAACTTCGTGTGAATAAGTTGTGGAAAAACTGTGAGTTACCTGTGGATAACCTGTTAGTATCCTGTTGAGATCCTGTATATAACCGTGGAACATCCCGTGGAACATACATTATGTCAAAGGGGAGGCAGGGGGGTACACCCCTCGCTCCGCTCGGGGAATCACACTTGAAATTTTCTCATAGAAATGTTACTATATAAGAATAAGAATATAAGACCCTACTATCCTCAATTAACCATCCCCCATATATGATATGGTCCCCCTTCCTGATAAGTTCCTTCCTTCCCACCCACCCGCCGCACAGTCCTACCTCGTATTGAACTTTTTCCTATATCAACTGTCTAAGTATCCCATATGACCAATGCCTCCTCTCCTCTCCATCCTCGCGCCGCGTTTAAGGACACAATGGGCCGCTTGCGGACCCAATCTCTCTTTGTAGAGAAGAAAGACCCCAATTACCCTGCTTACTTCACAGTAAGGGAGGAAGACTTTAAGGACGGAGACGGAAATGAGTATGTCAGCTTACGACGCCTATATGTCGAGTCTCAGGACCCAACGGAGTACCGATTTGCCCAACGGGCCTTCGGCTCTTGGAGGCACTGGCTACGCATTAGGAGTATGGCTTGGTTACAACCCCACCTTACGGAATGGCGTGAGGAGTTGGATGCGAGACTTAGGAGCCTTGGCTCCCAATGGCTGCAAGAAGCTCTTGATGGAACGTCTCAAGTATCCGTACCAGCGGCGAAGTACTTTGCGAATGGAGAGTACTGGGATAAACCCAAGAAGCGTGGTAGACCCTCTAAAGAGGAAATTGAGGGGACAAGAAAGCGGCTTGCTAAACAGGAAGCCGAACTAGACGAGGATTTCGAGAGAACACTAGGAGTATAACAAATGCCTAAGACCAAGGAATCAGCACTCTCCCGTCTGGGGAGAACGATGAAGAAGAAGAAGGAATCGAGAGGATCAAAGACCAAGAAAGGAGCAAAGAAGTGACCATCAAAGACTTCGTGACCGAGAAGTGGAATGACCTCAAGGCTTGGCGTAGGGGAGAGACGCGAGTCGCCCCTTCTGGCACTCGCGGGCGTGTGTACGCTCGTGGCAAAGCAGAACTAGAAATGAAAGTAACTAGGGCAGATGGTTCAGTTGAACACATCAAAGTCCCTGCCACTGTAGAACGGAGGTAACATCTAATGGCAGACATTTTCACAGACGTTGGGGAGACGCTCGTAGCCGACTACGTTGACGGCACAGCATCAGCTCCAGCAAACTGGTATATCGCGTGGGGTACCGGCGCGGGCACCGCAGCCAAGGGCGACACGACTCTCTTCACCGAGGCTACTGAAGCTCGTGTGACTGCTACCGAGTCTCAGCCTACGGCAGACGCCAACCGCTTCGTCGGCACGATTACGGCTGATGGCACCAAGACGATTACGAACGCGGGCGTCTTCGACGCTTCGACTGTGGGCAACTTGTTCCTCAAGTCAGACTTCACGGGTGTAGCACTTAACGCATCGGATAGCATTCAGTTTACGTTTACTATCACTTGGGCTTAAGAGTTAGCCTATGGCTGACCAGAAGAATCCCCGCTGTGATGGCATGGGGAACTCAAAGGGCGACCATTGTTGCTACCTTAGCGGCTCTCCTTGTCCCCACCTTCTGATTGACGACCCAGACAATACTCCGCGAAAGTACGTCTGCGGTCTCCTCAAGGAACTTAAGGTGTGGAACAAGGTGCACACCGATCCGCGCTACCTCGCGGATGTGAAGCCCCATTGGCTGGCATCAGGCGCGATTGACTGTGGCGACTGGCCCGGTGACGTTCAGCAGATCCGTAACGATATCGCGAACGGCCTTATCTCGCCGGACTACGGGTGTTGCATGACCCGTGATCTCGTGGGCACGGTTACGTGGCCTCCGGGGTCAGGAAGCAACGGGGGCAATCCTAACCAGTAGGAGAACTTCCCGTGGCAACTCTAACACTCCTTCCGACCACAAGTACTGCATCAACCGAATGTAGTAACAACGGTAACAATGT